GAAATAATAAACAATTAAACAAAAACAAATATGCAAAAATTAAAACCACTAAATGGGATAGCCGTACTGAAGGTCGTCGAAGAAGAAGAGATGACTTACGGAAACATAGTTTTACCAGATATGGGTAAAGAACGTCCAGACATGGGAGAAGTTGTAGAGTGCAGTGACACCTATAATTGGCACAAAGGATCTTATTACGAAACCAAACTCAAACCAGGCCAAAGAGTGCTAATTCCAAAAATGGGTTCTATGAAAGTTAACGTAGACGGAGAAGATTACATATTAATCAAAGAAACAGAAATTTTAGCAATTTTAGAAAAATAAAAATATGAGTACAACAAAATTTGTAAAAGGACAAGAACTTAAAGAGAAGTTACTTGCAGGTATAGAAAAACTAAACGACGCAGTTGGTTCTACGCTTGGTCCAGGAGGAAGAACCGTTTTGATAAAAGAACTAAACGGAGAAACCAAAATTTCAAAAGATGGCGTATCTGTAGCTAAAAGCTTTGGCGAATTAGAGGATCCTATAGAAACGATTGGAGCAAACTTAGTAAAACAAGTGAGTATCAAATCTGCTAACGAGGCCGGCGATGGAACAACAACCTCTACTATCATTGCAACTGAAATGATTAAGGAAGGTCTAAAAGAAATAAGACAGGGAACAAATGCTGTTGAAATTAAGAATCAGATAGATAGCATAGTTAGCGAAATCATAGATCAAATAAAAAATAAGTCTGTTGATATAGAATCAGAAGAGCAGATCAAACAAGTAGCTACTATCTCTGGTAACAACGACACAGAAATTGGAAGTCTTATCGCTACCGCTATTGACAAAGTTGGAAGAGAGGGCGTAATCACTTTAGAAGAGTCTAAAACTGGAGACACTCAATTGGAAGTTGTTGAGGGCATGCAGTTTGAAAGGGGTTACAAGAGTCCGTACTTTGTAACAAACAACAACACAATGCAGTCTATTTTAGAAAATCCTTATATTTTACTATACGACGGTAAAATATCTACCGCTCAAGAGCTATTGCAGGTGATGACAAAGGTTAACTCTGAAAATAAACCGTTGCTTGTGATAGCTGAAGACTTTGGAGACGAAGCTTTAGCGACAATGATTGTTAACAAGATGCGTGGCATAGTTCAAGCGTGCGCTGTTAAAGCTCCTGACTTCGGAGAGCGAAAGACACTGATTTTAGAAGACATAGCTATCTTAACAGGCGGACAAGTACTTTCTAAAGACAAAGGACACAAGCTAGATAAACTTCCAGCCGGCCAGTTGAGTCAGTATTTGGGAACGTGTAGATTAGTAACAGTGTCAAAGGACGAAACAACCATCGTAGACGGAAAAGGGGATTTAGAAAAGATAGAAACTAGAGCAAAAGAAATAAAAGAGCAGATAGACAAAGCAACATCGTTCTTTGAAAAAGAGAAGCTACAAGAGAGACTTGGTAAAATGATCGGCGGAGTTGCAATCATCAGCGTAGGCGGCAATTCAGAAGTAGAGATAAAAGAGAAGAAGGATAGATTAGAAGATTCGCTATACGCGACAAAAGCTGCATTAGCTGAAGGTATCGTACCAGGAGGAGGAAGCATATTATACCAACTTTCTTTAAAATTAAAATCCGAAGACACAACAAGCGCTAGTGTGGCCAAAGAGATCGTTAGGAAAGCGATTCAAGCTCCATTTAAAAAGATACTATCAAACGCAGGAGTCGAGGATTGGTGGAATAAAGTGCCTAACGAAGGAGAAGTTTACGACGCTAAGAGCCACAGAATAGTAAATGGACTCGAAGCAGGCATCATAGATCCAGCTAAGGTTGTGATCACAGCTCTACGAAACGCATCATCTGTAGCAGGCACAGTACTCACAACAGAAAGCGTAGTGTTTGAGAAGAAAGATAAAGATGAGAAAGCTGATCCGATGGCAGGAATGATGGGAGGAATGTAATAACAAGGAGCGCCCTAACAAGGCGCTCTTTTCACATAATAAATAAAGTATATGTTCGAAAACAAGTGCACAACAAAAGAAAGCCTAGACGAAACCAACGGTAGGAATCTAGAGTACTACCTAAACATAACCAAAGACTATAAACATAATTTTACATTCGTAACAAAAGACATAGATGGCTTTAAAGTCATAGATGATGGAGAGTTTCAGTATGGGACTAAAGCTAAGATGGCAGATTTTTTTATATCCCAAATTAAGGAAGATTCAATGGTGTATTGCTGTCCGAGAACGGGATATGCTCCTTACTCTTTGTGTTACCTAGCCAAGAAGTACAACAAGAAACTGTACCTTGTAATGCCAGCCTCAGAGAAAGCGTCGGAACACCAACTCACAGCCATAGAAGAAGGCGGCATACCTTTGTTCGTAAGGATACCAGCGATGCCAACAGCAAACATATGGGCAAAGAAGTTCGCAGAAAAGATTGGAGCTAGGTTCCTTCCATTTGGTCTTAAGCACGAGATGGTTGTGGCAGGCGGTGTTAGAGTGTTCTACGATAACTTCAAAGACTCAAACATAGAAACGATGTGGTCTGTATTCTCTACCGGGGTACTATCAAGAACTCTTCAGATAGCAATACCTAAAGCTGAATTCAACGCGGTAGCAGTAGCAAGAAACATTCAAGAGGGAGAATTAGGCAGAGCAAACTTCTACAGTTATGATAAGGCGTTCACCAAAAACTCAAGGATCACACCGCCTTTCGACTGCGTTCTCACCTACGACGCTAAAGGCTGGGAAATGATCAAACAACACGGGAAACAAGGAGACTACTTTTGGAACGTGGCGCCGGCTATGAGAAAACCGAATCTAAAACCAAGCGACATAGACTCGAATAGGGCGTGGGGAGATTTCACAGATTTAGAGCGTGGTATTTAAAACATCTATTTAATTTATTTAATTTTTTATATATTTATATTAAATATAATACAATGAGTCAAAGAGTACAAGAATCTAAATCTCCAAAAAGTAAAGGTTTTAAAGAAGTGTATACTGGAGAGTATAATCTTTTTTTAAAGAAACATAGCGGATACGATGATGAATATTTAATAATTATTATGATTGGAGATAATGAAGTAGATACACAAATGATAGTGCGTGGAGACGGAAGAGTTGTTGGGTCTACTGGGTGTGATTGTACAATGTTTTTTCAAGCAATATCTAAAGATATGGTTAAAAATCTAAAAAAATATGACTTGAAAAAAATGTCAAAAAACTTAAAACAGACTTAATAAGTCTATAAGCTAAAATCACTTAATTGTTTTAAAGCATCTTTATGGTGCTTTTTTTATGACTTTAAAAAGTACTGCGATTTTTGATTTTACCAGTTCACTACTATTTAGTAAATTGCTGTTATGGTGTTAGCTATAATAGGAAGTCGGTCATTTAACGATATGGAACTTTTAGAGGAAAAGCTTTCTGAGTACGTAGGAAAAGCCACTAGAGTAGTTAGCGGTGGAGCTAAAGGAGCAGATTCTTTGGCAGAAAGATGGGCATTCAGACACGGATGCGATCTTTCAATTCACTTACCGGACTGGAAAAAACACGGTAAAAAGGCCGGATTCATTAGGAATATTGAGATAATAAACGAGTGCGATGAGTGCGTAGCTTTTTGGGACGGTAAGAGTAGAGGCACACACCACTCAATATTTATGTGTAACAAGCTTAACAAAAAAGTAACAATAGTAGAGTATGAAAAAATTGATAGAGGGAATAAGATACAATAAAGAGAGCGATAAGTTCGAATTCGTGTGGAATGATGATGCTCCTGGTGATCTTGTCAATCTAAAATTACAGAGGTACAACAAGCTGTTATCCACAAAGGATGGCAACAAAGTGTATTACGCGTATAAGATAGATAGCGCTCAAAAGGATCAAAGTGCTCTTTTAAGAAAAAGCATAAAGTACATGGACACGAAAGTAAACCGTGAAGATGTGGAATTGATGATCTCTAAAGCTGTTGTTAACTTTAATGCCCTATCTCCGCTTTCTAACTACGATCTTATCATAACCCCTAAGAGTACTTCAAACGTATTGGATCTATTAAAGAACTTCATACACGCTAAGGCAGGAAGTAATACGCTGCTATATTCTGACGTATTTGTAAAGAACACAGTAGACAACATTCAATTTGACGAAGAGAAGCTAAACAAATTGCCACAAGACAAGCGTGATAAAATAGTTTTGATACTAAATAAAGTCTTCAGTAAACAGGACTATAAGATTAAATCTTTGCCTCCCAGATTCAGAAAGTATGTAATGAATTTTTTAAAGTTTAATACAGAAGTAGAGAAGAGGCTAATGAACAAGATAATCGGAGGTAAAATACTGTTGGTAGACGATATATTGACCGAGGGTACAACTATAAAAAGTATGTCAAATCTTCTAAAAAGCGTTAATGCACTCGACGTAACCTCTTTTGTACTATTAACCAATAAATAATTACTAAAAACTATTAGTACGAATTCAAAAAAATATTTAGTAAATTACAGTTATGAAACAGAATAGCATACTACAACAAGCACACGAGATTGTATTCGAACGCGGTGAAGAGAAGGAACGCCAATATGGACCTTTTGAAGAAGGCATGGAACAAACAGCTAGAATAGCTTCCGAAATGTCAAGAAAAGAACTAACAGCTTTCGACGTATACAATGTTCTTATAGCTCTTAAACTATCTAGAGCTTCTTGGAATTACAAAGAAGACAACTATCTAGACGCAGTTGCATACATGGCATCGTTAGACAAGTATCTATCAAACAAAAAATAAACAGTTATGACTTACACACTTACATTTCTTGGGGTTGCAATTACCCTGTTCTTGGCCGATGTATTTTGGGCCCTATATTTCATTAAGATCGAAGAGAGAAACAGCCTGATGTCAGGAGTATACGGATCACTAATCTATTTATTTGGTGCATTCGCAGTTACCCAATACACAGAAGACAAAAGCTTCATCATTGCTGCAGTTCTTGGAGCTTTCTTAGGAACATATGTAACAGTTGAATGGAAAAGAAGAAAAGACAAAAAAGAAAAAACAACAAACGTATAACATGAAAATTAAAAAAATCAGAGACGTAAAGACGCCTTCCAGAGGCACACCAGACAGCGCAGGCATAGACTTCTATATTCCTGATGATTATATTACGCAAGCTAAAACGCTGCACCCAGGTGAATCGGTGCTGATCCCAAGCGGTATTAAAGCGAATGTACCTGATGGATACGGACTTGTAGCTATGAATAAGAGCGGTGTAGCCACAAAGCAAGGCTTGACCTACGGCGCCCAGTTGGTGGACCCAGATTATACAGGAGAGATACATATACATGTCTTCAACGTATCTGATAAACCGCAGACCATTCAACCTGGTCAGAAGATCATGCAGTTTGTCCTCATTCCAATCAACTTCGAAAACGTAGAACTAGTAGATGAGTTACCAGAAAAACAAACAACAAGAGGCGATAAAGGGTTTGGAAGTACGGGAGTCTTCTAAGCAACAAAGATTGGACAGCGTTTACATGGCCATGGCTTTGGCCGTGTCTACGCTTTCTCACTGCAAACGAAGCCAAGTGGGTGCCATACTCGAAAAGGGGCAAAACATAATAAGTATGGGGTATAACGGCACCCCAAGCGGAATGGATAATTGTTGCGAAGATGAAGACAACAATACGAAACCCATTACACTACACGCCGAAATGAATGCAGTTATTAAGGCAGCAAAGACTGGAAACTCGGTACAAGACTCAACTCTTTACATCACACTCGCGCCCTGTATAGAGTGTGCCAAATACCTATTGCAATCCGGAATCCAGAGAGTTGTATATTTACAGGACTACAGGAATATGTCGGGAGTAGAACTATTAAAACAATTCATAAAAGTAGAAAAGCATGATAAATAATAACATATACAAGAATCCAACAGAAGCGTTTGAGCAAGCTTACCACTACATAAATTCGTACGGTAAGTTCTTTGCAGGAACCAAAGCCATGTTCAATGCATCTTTCAGCGTATTGAATCCATTGGATAACGTAATCAAAACAGAAGTTAGAAAGTTCAATCAAGGGTACGCAGACTACGAATGGGATTGGTATCTCAAAGGCGATAGAGACGCATCAGAAATATCAGAAAGAGCAAAGATATGGAAGAACATGATGATACCAGGTACTACAAACGTCATTAGTAACTATGGATCTTTTTGGAATAAAAATGGCCAGTTAGACAGAATGGTTAACGAGCTTAAGAATAATCCAAGCACAAGAAGAGCTGTGTTGGTTCACTACGACCCCAACGAATTGGATCTATACCAATACGATACGCCGTGCAACCTGGTTCTTAACTTCTATCTCGAGGATGATAGGTTAGAATTGACAGTGTTTGCAAGATCTATAGACTTGTGGTTCGGGTATTGTAACGATCAGTATTGCTTCTCAAAGTTAATGCAGTTGGTATCAGAAAGAACTGGTTACCAAGTTGGCAAAATGCATTGGGCAATCACTAATCTCCATTTGTACGAGAGACACTGGAACAAACTATAAAAACAAATAAAGGTTATGACAATCAGATTAAGCAGAGAGTTTTTAGAAGAACAGTTGGCAAAACTAACTCCAACTTCCTACAATCCATATTATTGGCACAGGAGATACAAATCAAAAGAAGAGCTAAGTAACAAGTATCCGCTATACGAGAGGATAGCGCACGGAGACTTCGATCATTCTGAGTACTACTATCAAGCTGAATACGAGATGTATCTACTAGAAGATAAACTAAAGACTTGTAAAAACGTAGACGAAGAGCACGACGCTAGAGGTTTGTTTATGGAAAGGCGTAGAAAGTTGATAGCAGATTACGAGAAAGAAGAAGCTAAGCGAATGGATAAACTAAAGTCCTCTTTCGTTAAAACTTTTAAGATAAACAAAGATCTACTAGAATCTATTATGGAAAACTTTGAAGGGGATTTGTTAGATTTATACCAATACATAAAAACAAAAAAATATGAACAGTAACCCAAGTTCACCGAAACTGAACATCACAATAGACAAGACCACAGGTGTTGTTTGCGAAGAGTGTGGATGCAATGTATTCACAGAAGTGCTTATGCTAAGAAAGGCTTCCAAGTTTATAACAGGCACAGCGCAAGATGCATTGATCCCAATTCCAGTGTTTGCATGCGCAAAGTGCAAGCACATCAACAAAGATATGCTATCTCCCGATCTTAAAAACGTAGAGGAGTAAATTATGGGAGATTATAGAAGCGAAACAGGTTTTACGACTTTGAATGGCAACAATTCTAGAACAATACTAAAAACTGATTCTATAGTTGACTCTGTGATTGATTCTTTCGTAGATAGATCAAGGATAGGGAAAGAAAAGTACGGTACCGATTTAGATAGAAGCGACCTTAGTCTTTACGATTGGATAGAACACATGCAAATGGAATTGCAAGATGCAATACTGTACTTAGAAAAAATTAAAAAGGTTATAGGTGGAAAAAACTAAACTAGAAATTCACTTGTTATATGGAACTACGCATATTTATTATAAACAATATGCAAATTTATAAAACAACTAACTTAGTAAATTCAAAGATCTATATAGGAAAAGACGTTAAAGCTAGACCAAGTTATCTAGGATCTGGATTAGCACTAAAATCTGCTATTAAAAAGTATGGAGCTGAACTCTTTAAGAAAGAAGTGTTAGAGGATAACATAATTGATAAGTCTGTATTAGCTAGTAGAGAGAAGTATTGGATAGCTTATTATAATTCTAACAATCCGAATATAGGTTACAATCTAACAAAGGGCGGAGATGGAGGAGATGTTTGTATAGGTAGAGTTACTATAAATAAAGATAACGTGGAAAAGAAAGTGGCTAAAAGTGAATTAGAGTTTTATATAAATAATGGATGGAAGTTGGGATTAACAGAAGATCATAAATTAAATTGTAGTATTGGTCGCAAAGGCAAGGGTTTAGGAAAAGATAATGGAAATTATGGAAATCCCACAGGATTTAAAGGAAATGCTACATCTTTCAAACCAGGAGAATTACACCCGATGTATAATAAAAAACAAAGTATAGACACTATTAATAAAAAAATTGAAACTAAAAGAAAAAACGGCACTTTATCAAATAACGGTTCAGAAAAAAGAAAAAAACCTATATTACAATACGATTTAAGCCACAATTTTGTAAAAGAGTGGTCGGGAGTTAGAGAAGCGATGAATGCATATAATCAAGCTAGAGTAGGCGACGTAGCAAATGGAAATGCTAAAACTGCAGCTGGATATTATTGGAAATGGAAAAATTAAAGTTATGAGCAAAAAAAATGAATTAAAAATTAATCATGCGTATCAAAAATCAGTGAGTTATTCTCAGTACTCTATGTACGAATCTTGCCAGTATCAGTGGTATTTAGCTTATGTAAAGAAAAAGAAGATATTTAAACCAGGCATATTTCTATGTTTTGGTACTTCTTTTCACGAAACGTTACAGAATTACCTTGAAGTTATGTACAACAAATCCATAACTGCAGCTAACGAAATAGATCTGTCCGCTTACTTAGAAGACAGAATGATAGAGAACTATAAGAAAGATCTTGAAGACAGCAACAACAATCACTACACAACAAAAGAAGAGTTTTCAGAGTTTATTGCAGATGGTGTAACAACTTTGGAGTGGTTTAAGAAAAATAGAGCAAAATACTTTTCAAAGAAAGATACTGAGTTGGTAGGCATAGAAATCCCTGTCTTACAATCAGTTACAGAATACAGTCCAAACGTGCTAATTCAGGGTTACATAGACTTCATACTGTATCACAAGAACACAGATACTTACACGATATACGATATAAAAACATCTACTCGTGGATGGGGAGATAAGGAAAAGAAGGACGAAATAAAGCTTAGTCAAATTTTGTTATACAAGCACTTTTATTCCAAAGCGCTTAACATAGATCAAGACAAGATAGACGTAAAATTCTTTATAGTAAAAAGAAAGATATACGAAAACGTAGAGTTTCCCATACCTAGGATTCAAGAATTCGCTCCTGCTAACAAGACTAAGAAGGTTAAAGATGCTTACAATAGACTTGAAAACTTCATAAAGGAGTGCTTCACTCCAGAAGCCAAGTACAATACCGAGAGAATCTATAAAAAGAACCTATCTTCTTGTAAGTGGTGTCAATTCTCAAACAGTCCCGAACTTTGTAATAAAAAACATGAGGAATAAATGTATATTTCTATGTTTATGTATATTTATATAAAACAACAATGGAGAAGAAATTTTCAACAACAACAGTCAAACTACCTGATAAAATGTACCAGGACTACAAGATAATGTCAATAAGATCAACGATGAACTTCCAAGATCTTGTGCATAGATCTATGTTCTTGTATTTAACGGACTCTAACTTTAGACACAAAATACACCAAACGTACACAACTCACTACACGGGTAGCGATATGATGAATGCTATAACTAATCACATATAAACATTTTATGCTAGAAGGTTACATTGAAAAATCAAAAAGAAAAAAGATATTGTTGATGGGAGACGATCTTAGGATGCACTCCGGTATCGCAACAATGTCAAGAGAAATCGTGTTAGGTACCGCTCACAGATTCAATTGGGTAAATTTAGGTGCCGCAATCAACCATCCAGATTTTGGTAAAAGGCTGGATCTATCACAAGACACAAACAATGTTACAGGTTTGAGCGACAGTAGCGTTATGCTGTACCCGTCAAACGGTTACGGAACGCCAGAAGTAGTTAGACAACTTTTGGAGATAGAAAAACCAGACGCTATAATGCTTTTCACAGACCCGAGATATTGGATCTGGTTTTTTCAAATGGAAAGCGAGATAAGAAAGAAAATACCTGTAATTTACTACCACATATGGGACGATTATCCAGCGCCATTGTACAATTCTCCTTACTACGAATCTTGCGATTTACTCATGGGAATATCGAAGCAAAGTAAACTTATTAGCGAATTAGTGCTTGGAGATAAAATCAAAGGAAAAATATCCACTTACGTTCCTCACGGAATAAACGAAAAGTACTTTTACCCGATAAATGAATTCATGGTAGAAGACTATAAAAAATTGCAAGATGAAAAAAAGGCGATTTTTGGAGAAGACATTCCAGAGTTTGTTGTGTTTTACAACGCAAGAAACATCAGAAGAAAGTGTACATCTGATCTCATAGCAGCTTATTCTGTATTCTGTGATAAAATAGGAAAAGAAAAAGCAAAGAAGTGCGCTTTATTGTTACACACCCAAGCTATTGATGAAAACGGAACGAACTTAAACGCAGTAACAGAATTGCTCTGCGATCCTGAGTATCAAAAAGTAAAATTCGTACAACACTCGCTACCCACGGATGCCATCAACAGGCTTTATAACATGGCAGACGTTACGGCTCTAATTAGCTCTAACGAAGGTTGGGGACTATCTTTAACCGAATCGATGATGGCTGGCA